CTTCGCCCGTAACAAACGCAAACGACAACGTGTAATTTGCCTCAACCGGTAGGTTTTCAACAACTCCCGTTATTGTTTCAATTGTGGACGTTGAATTGTTAAACAACTCGAAATCGGACAATTGGCCCCCTTTAAATAATACCGGGTTGTACGCTGTCCCAAAATCCAAATGCAAATCAAACGTTAAATCGGTGTTTGCGTTTTCGGTAACGTTAACAAAATTTACGTCAACAAGTCCTTTTAACTCATTAAAGTTAATACCGGCCTCGGTTGGCGTAATCATATACATTGTACTTTCGTCAAACAAACGGTCAAAATCAAAACCAATCATTATTTTTTGCGTCGTTGTATCGGTCGCAAACATAAATTTAGGGTCAAAACTTGGGTTATCTACCGGAATAGGGTAAAGAAAATCCCCGGCCTTTGATCCAATTAAATTTCCGTTTACGTCAATAATGTAAATACCAAACTCAACGCAACGGTTTGTTTGCAATTTACCCAAAAACGTTGGCGTACTGTCCTCGGCCCAAAGTTCGCCCGTAAACGATCTTTTACCTTGACGTAAATAAACCATACGTCCACTGTTTGCCTCCTCAAATTGTGTGTCGGCCTTTGGCAACTCTACGTTTTCAAATGCCGGTAAAGGAAACCAACGTTTTGAGGCGTCGGCCTCGTTAACTAAATCGTCCCAAACCGGTACGGGCGCTGTTAAATCAATCCGGTTAAACGTACCGTCGTTTGCTCGGATCGGTACCATAATAAAACTCGACGTAACCGACTGTACGGGTACACAATTTGGGCGTCCCGTGTTACTCAATCCGGCGTTACAATTACAACCTAATGCCATTTTTTTTACTTTTTTAAATGATAAATACTAAATACAATTTTTACAATTTTCTTTAAATTTGGCCAACGTAAAACGTAATTCCACGCCGGACAAATTAGCGTCCAAAATGTTTTCAAACATTCCGTTTTCACTTTCAACCCCAAAACGACTAAATGTTATTAAATCAAACTCCAAAACCCTTTTAAACCTTGGATCGTTGTTAATAACCTCCAAAAATTCGTTTATTAACTCGGTCATTGGCTCAACTACATTTTCCCTATGGTCCAACGTGTAATAATTTACAATGTCGGTTTCGTCCAAAAAGAAAACCCGTAAATCGGTTTCAAAGTCCAACGAATTTTCACGGCCAAATTTACGATAACGTATTGCGTCCAACAACCAAATAATTGGCGTTTTTTGCGTTACGTCGTTTGTTGGTAACGTCCACTCCCGGTTTGCGCTTAACTTTGTACCGGCCAAAAAATACGGCTCGGGGATCGTAAACGGCCCGTCCAAAAACAATAACGGGTCCATTGGTACCGGGACGGCTTTTACCCATTGGCCCGGCTCAATTTCAGTTATTACAAAAACAACGTCGTTTTGGTCCTTAACAGTTTTACCAACTCGTAACCATTTGGTTGAACAAACATTGGTTTGCGACGTCCCCGGATCGTAAACGCCCGTAATAACGTTGGAAATTTGGCCAACAACTTGTTGTATTTGGGTTGTAACGTCCTTTGTCATAACCAATATGCGTATTGTTTTTGTTTTCCATTGAAAAGGCCATAATTGCCAATACCAACGTAAATTAACTCAAACATTGCCGTACCGTCGCCCCCGGGTATATTAAACAAGTCCCCAATTGCGTAATTGGTCCCGGCGTCCTTAATTATTAACTCGGTAATTTCGCCGTTGGTTACGCTGTCAACGTCAAACGTTGCGTCGGCGTTACCCCCGGTAATTGTTACCGTGTCCCCAATTACATAACCGGCGCCCAACTCGTCAATTGTTACGCTCGTAATTACCCCGGCGTTGTCGGCCTCAATTGAAACAATGCAACCCAACCCGGCCCCCGTTGTTGAGGTTGTTAAACCCGTTGCCGTAACGTAACCGGTACCCGGCGCCGTAACTGTAAACGTGTCAACGCCCCCAATTGGGTTGGCCTCAATGTCAACGGTTAAACCGGTCCCAATAATAATTTGCGTTGCGCTGTCAATTGTTAACGTTGCGTCGCTGTTACCGTCCATTACTGTTACCACGTCCCCGGCAATGTAACCCGATCCCGGGTTTACAATTGTTACGGTTGCAATACCCCCGGCGCCGTCGTCGGTGTAATCCACGGTTAAACCCGTCCCGGACCCTCCCGACGTTGCAACGTTTGTATTGGTTGCGTAACCCGTCCCAATGTTTAAAACGCTGTTTGTTAATACGGTCCCGGACAAAGGCGTTGGCGTTACGTCGTTTGTTGTAACGTACGTTTGCCCGGCGTTGGTAACGTTTGTTTCAACGGCTTGTCCCATTGGCTCGGTGTAATGCAAATAAATGTAATCCCTTATTGCCCGAAACGTCGTTGTTGCCTCGTTGTAACGACCGTAAATTGTCGTTTGTAGGGTATTAACAATTTTGGAATTTTCGGCCTTTTGTTGTACGTTACCGTAAACGGTTTGTTGGTTTATATTGTCTTTTGAATATTCAAAATAAATAAACCCTTTTAACATATCCAAAACGCCCTCGCTTGTTATTGTTTCGTACAACGTTACGTCCTCAATAAACGGGTTAAACAGTTTTTTGAAATTTGGACTTTTCGGCTCCATTGTCAACGGGTCAATATCTTTAATAAACTCGTCGTACAACTTTTGCCCGAAAAGGTCAACCAAATAACGTTTTTCATAACGGTTAATGTACTCAACAATTTTTTGTTGTACGTACATACCCGTATGTAACTCGAATTTTCCCGTAAAATCGGACGGCGTTAAAAACATAACTTTACTTTTTTAATTTTCCAAAACCATTTTTGAGGAAAATTTTAACCATTTCCCCGGTAATCCTCCAAACTCCTTTCGGTAACGTTGTACTCGTTCCGTTGCTTTCAAACTCGTAAAACTCGTTTTCGTCAACCTCAACGCTCAATTTTACCCCGGTTTGATCCTTTGTAAAATGTGCGTCAATTTTTGGCGTGTCAACGTCAACCGTTACGTTTCCGTTTTCGTCCCGTGTAATTTCAATGTCCACTTTTTTAGTGTCCAATTTGACGTTTAGGGGTTTCCGTTTTCTCGGTTGTTTTTCCATTTTGTACGCTTTAATTTTTAATTATTAAGGTGTTTTAATTGCTGTAATTGCTGTTGCAATAACGCCCTTAACAAACGCTCCCGTGTCGTTGGCTTTAATAAAGTTAACCAAACGTGCCTCGCAAAGGATCGAAACAAGGTTATTTTTAAAATCGTCGTTTACGTAACCCATTTGAATGTTCATTGTTTCACGCATACGTAAATAATCTTTGCTCATATCCCCAACAAGGAAATTTCCGGCCGTCATATAATTTGTTGAAATAATTGACAACTCGGCAATTTTAACCTCGGCCGTTCTCGGGTCCATATAAAACATTGGGTATGTATATTCGCCCGTTGTTGTTTTAACCAATTGCAATTTTGCAACGTCAACCGGGTTTAATACTACGTGCGTTGCGTTGAAATTTGCCAATTGAATATTTGCAACGGAAACTCGTATTACGTCGGCCAAATTTGCGTTAATTACCGACGTTGCAAAAGTACCGGCCGAAAAGGTCGTTGCACTCGCTAAAATACCGTCCAAATTGACAGTTAACCCCGTACCGTTTAACAATTGGTTTTCAATTGCGTTTTCAACTCCCAACATTAGGTCCCCGTTAACCTCCGACGCCATAAACGGCAAATCGCTTAACATTTCCTTTGAGATTTTAATTAAACTCGCAACCTTTTTTACTTGTTTTGAAACCTCGGTGTACTTCAATTCGTACTCGGTTTTTGGGTCGCCCTCGGCAACAAACGCTCCGTCGGCTTTTGCTGTTTGTTGAATATACGTTACGTACATACTGTTTGTTGTACCACGGTTAACAACGTTTTGCAACAACAACCTTGGACGTGCAATTTTATTTACTCCCGGCTCCAATGTACTTAACGCAATTGTCCCGGTGTAATCCCCGGCCAATGTAGTTGGGGCCTTAACTTCGAGGTCCATACTTTTACCGGCTTTAATTGCCTCAATTTGGTTTTCCAAACTTTTGGTTACTTGTTCGCCAATTGTTTTGTTAACTTGGGGGTTGTTAACGGCTTTCTCGGCCATTGCCTCCATTTTACCCTCCATTTTTGCAATTGCCTTTTCAATTTCCAATGATTTTTCGGACAAAGATTTTAGGCCCTCAACCTCATTTTTAAGGTTGTTTACGTCGTCCGTTGTCGGTACCGACGCCATTTTTTCGCTAATCATTCCGTTGATCTTTTCAACGACTTGATCCGGTGTTAAATTGTTTTCCACTTTTTTAAGTTTTAAATTGATAAATTTTTAATTACTGTTTCCCAATTAAATAACGTTTCGTCGTTTGTTGGCTTGTTCTCGTTTAAGTGTTTCACGTTAAACGGCTCAACGTTTGCAAGTAACGCCAAACGTCCCGTTAAATATTTTAAATTCATTTCCAAACTATGTAAACGTTCGTCGGTCCCTTGGCCCCGGCTCAACGCTTTAATAATTAAATCCATTTCCCCGGTAATTTTTGTTACCAACTCGGTTTTTTCCTCGGCCTTTGTTACCGAAATAACGTTTGTATATTCGTTGGCGCCAAATGTAACGGCGCTCCCCTCGAATAACTTAACCTCGGCAATGTCCCAATAACCCCCAATTGGCGTTTCGTCGGTTTCAATAAATTTCATTTTGTCTTTAATGTACTGAAAACCAATTGAATGTTCACGTATTACGCCGTCAATGTAATTTTGCATTGCGTCCGATCCGGCCGTTGAGGTTGACAATTGCGCCACGGCAAACAACCCGTTTTCGTCTTCGCTTAATTCTTTAAACGTGCCAATTGGTACGTCCCAATTATGGGACCATAAAAACGCAATTTTACGGTTTCCGGGACTGTTTGGCCCCCGTTCCTCAATTGATTTTTTAAACGCCCCTCGGCGTATATTGTCGTAATCGCTGTCGATAACGTCAAACTTTGACAAATACAACGCAACCTCCCGGCTGTCGTTGCTCAAATCTTTTAACTCAAACGATCCTTTGGTTGAATACAAATTGTTTTTCATTAATACAAATTTAATAGTAATTATTTAACCCCAAAAACTTTTTAATTTCCTCGGGGTCCATTTCAACGCCCAACTCCCTTAATTTAACCAACGTTTCGGCGTCCAACTTTCTACGGTCGGCCTCGGCCTTTTCGTCAACTTGTAACATTGGCAAATGGTCAAAACACGCCTCCAAATAATAATCGTTTTGCAAATTGAATTTTTCCAATATTGCGTCGTACATTTTTTGGGTAATTGGTTTTATGGTATCTTGTATTACCATACGGTAACTGTCCCGGACGTTGGTAAACGTTGCGCCCTTTTCACTTGAAAACAAATTTGAACTTAACCCAAAGGCGTCAATTATGGCCAATTTGTCGGCTGTCATTTCCTCAAATAACATTAAATCCTTTGTTGGAAAACTCATTGGTTGCCAACTAACTTGGGCCTCGGTAATAATTATTTCGTCTTTGCTTTGTTGGTACCAACTTTTTTGTATTTTCTTTTTTTCCTCCGGGTCCATTGGTATTGCGCCCCCTAAATCGTTTTGTTGGGCGCTCAATATACCAATT